TGGTAAGAATTTGTTGATTCAATTCTTGTATTTCATTAGTTAGCACTGGTATTCTTTTGTTAATGACGCTAACTTCATTATCATAAACCTTGGACAGCCGTTCCTTGCTACCTAATACACGATATTTAGTAGATTGATTGTTGACAGCTGCTGTGATAGCTGTTTGTCTTGCTGCATCTAATTGTGATTTACGTGATATGAGAGAAGCCTGTTCTTGTTTTAAACCATCAATTTTAACTTGCATCTCTTTAAGAGGTAGAGAATCGGTTTGATAGGATTTGCTAAGAAAACCGAATATGCCCATAGATGTAATAAACATTAACACGAGCACTGCCGTTACTAAGTATATTTTTAATACTGTTGATATTTTTGGCCAATATCTGTATAGAAATGAAGCTGTTACCAACTTACCAGCTTCCAGTGACGTTCCCATAAGTACAACTGCCCAAAATGTACCACTGAATATTTGGGCTAGGCCATATATACTAAAAAAGGCAGCCGCACCAGCAATAGAGGAAGTTATCACCCCCAATAATATTATAAATGCCATATATCACTCCAACGATGATTTAATTAAAATAATTTAATACACTAACAAATGTAACCAACCCACCTGTAATTAACAATAACAACACCCAAGACAGTAATGCGGTGTAATAAGTTGATAGTGGTGTACCAAAATAACGTTTGCCGATCATCACACACTCATGCATTGGAGACAATAGGTATCCGGCGTAATCTAGAACAAAGAACCATACTAAGTATTCCTTTCCAAATATTGTGGCCATTAATACAGTAATTGCTGCAAACTTACCATCACTACCCATACTAAAGCTAGCCAAAAATGTAAGTACACTAATAATGATCAATCCAGTCATAGTGTGTATATCTACCCCTGCATGAGATAATATATGTTCAAACCATGCCCGATGTTCCTGCATCCATTCAGATAATGCAAATACTATAGCTACTATTATAATAGTATTCCAGTTAATATACGAGTTTAGTTGTTTCACATCAAATGTTTTAGTTAAGATGATGTAATACAATAATAACGTGCCAAAAATAGGAATTACTAATGACGCTCCTTCACCACCCAATACCATATAAGAAATGATGGCTACTATAAATGGTAGTATATTTTTAGCAAACTCTGATATGGATATAGTGTCAGCGTCAACAGTAATTACCACATCCGATTTATCAACAATGAACCAGATATACCCAATAATAAATATTGCACTAACGAGTATTAATGGCCACACCATCGACATCCAAGCGGCATATCCTATCCCGAAGGCTGCCATCGGGAGCAACACTGGTTTTTCCAAAGGACTCCACATATAAAAGTGGTGTGTGGTAATAAAATCAACCACACCTAACTTTTTCCTACCACTGGAATTCAGATGTTCTTTACCTATGCAATTTTTGTGACTAGTTGCCGTATCAAGTATTCCGGCACTAACGCTTGACCGGCCTTCTATCGGAAGAACTCCACTTATTACACTCAGTAATATGATAACAAATTTACTATTACCGAGTTTGTGTTGTAAAAATCCGTACAAATTGTTAAATAAGGAATGATTTTTAATTATTCCCGAAATAATCATGATACTCAATAATACAAAAATGTATATTTCATCACTAAAATATACCAAATAATCCATACGTCAAACCGTTTCTTCGATAGCAATGACGTTATCTTCCGATACCTTATACACATCACCATCTTCTGTTTTGAGAAATTTGTCAATAGTGTCTATTCGCGCTAAAACACGTGAACCAACTACAACATCATCGACGTTGACATCAGGTCCAACAGCTTTTACTGTACCCCAACATACATCATCTCCAGCTTGGTTGCTCGCTACTACATATACACCAGCATCTGATTGTGTTACTGTACCTTTTCGTTTATCTTTAATAAAAAATATAGTATTTTCTGGAGGGGTTAGCTTAATACCAGCTTCTGTATCAACAGCAAGAATTTCTTTTTCAACAGTTTTCCATAATTGGTTATTATCTATTTTAAAACCTTCTGTCCATCGTAATGCTGCTATTAGAACTTTGTCTCCTGGCTTTACTGATTTAACTTCTGGTGCGATTGCTGCAACAACTGCCCAACGTGCCTCAGATGAAGAAGCATCCATACTTTTTCCCAAATAAATACCCGATTCGGAATTTTCAACGAACATACCACTGTTTACTTCTTCTTTAAATACAAATAGTACGCTATCTCTTATTGGTCTTAGCACAAGACTCTCCTTTATGATTATAATTATTAGTTATTAGGTACATCGACTACTACTGGGGCTGCAACATCTACTACAGGAGTAGTAGCTTTTTTGATACGTCTACGTGCTCGTTTATCCATAAAATTTTCCTGTTGTTTAATCTCTATGACAGGAGTAGCATCTTTTAAATTCGCTTTATTGGCAGCTTCTTGAGCCTTAATTGCTAATAAATCAAAATCAACTGTTGTACCTCTTGCACTTACTGCGCGTTTTGCCATGGTAATTCTCCTTTGTAATATAGTATTTATCTGGGGGTTAATGTAAGAATTCTAATACATCTAAATCATATTCCACACTATCTATATCATGAACCCCTATTAAATACAAAATGTATGATGATACGCTGCTGCCTCTACCTACACCCCACACCGTATTGTTTTGTGTATAAGTATGGATTACATATATTATAGTCTTGATTATGTTGTGTAGTTTAAGTTTATAAAATAATGACAATTCATACGAAACTCGCTCCATACGACTTTGCATTTGATATTCCGTTAATTGTTCCTGTTTTTCAACTTGTAATAATTTGTCGTATACAAAATCATTAATATTCAATCGTTTGAATTCATCTGGTATGTTCCAGGTCAAATCAAACTCACGAACTTCTGTTTTAACGGTCATTTGGTCAGTTACTGGAACCAATTTATTATATTGTATTATATCATCAGTGAGATGATCAATGTATATATTTTTACCAGGATCCATCCCAATCCACTGTGATATATTATCACTACTAACAGTAGAATCTCCATCAAACCAAAGAGTTCTATCTGTTAATACTGTATATAATTCCATTACAGAAACGATCCTGAATATGAACCGGAGGATGTGTCAATATCGGGAGTTTTAACACTACCGATTATAGAGTTAGGTGGATGTGGTGTGATTGGCATCATAGTCGTTACTTTTGCATTACTACCCAATTCATCGATAAAGCTGGGTGTAGTACGTATTGGCATTTGTGTAGATGATGACGCATATTGTGTGGTATTAGAATTTGGTATATTTATATTATTGTTTGAATTTTTGATTAATTCTTCATAATCAATTTCTTCTAACATTTCGATTTTATTCCGGATCTTTTTCCATTGTTCTAATGATGGGCTCCATCCCTCACCTTGCATATCCTCTACTCCCTCTAACCAAGACCGAAACTCAGATACGCTTAAACTTACTTTTGAATTTTTCTTTGCCATACTAATTTCCTTTATATAATGTCACCTACGAAAATATCTTTCAAATACTTATTGTACACATCTGTGGGTGAAATATTAATCCATGTATTTGGACCAATGGGATGACACAACATCTGGTGTTTATTTAGAGACGGACTTACATTTTTATATTGACTGCAATAATCAACTACTGTAATTTTAGCTGGGAATGATTTTGTCATATTTGGCCCATATCCGAGTGCCATAAAATCTTTACCAGATAAATCCGCAACACATACAGTATCCACCTGAGTTGTTTCTTCGTCGTACACCAATATATACCACTTTGCAGGAAGTGCAAAACTAAACCCACATATCTCTACCATGATCGTGGGACACGTAATCTCTTCTAAAACTTCTAAGGGAGCTAATGTGAAATCCATGATCAATAAATCTAACAACCATATATGGGTAGTTAATGTTGGGGTATATATGTTATCTATAATGAGGGGCTGAGATGTTTCATCAAATACTAGCATAATGACCTTTTTATTGTTATAAGTCTATAATACCATATATTTGTACAAATAGCAACAGGTGTTACCACAAATTTTAATTATTTTCAGTTAGCTGATGAGTAATATTTGACACAATAATAATCAGGGGGTTGAGTAGAATCCACACAAACCTAGTTGTACTGATTGGTATTTTTAAATTGTACAAATTGTCTATGATCGCTGTCAATTAACCCTAAATCTATTAGGTTAGTTAGTAGCAGATCATTCATATTTTATAACCTTTTTGGTGAATTTGTACTGAGCTTCTTTGTAATACTTAATACGTTGTATCAAGTGTTCTCTAGAATAATCCAAATTACTACATATGTCTGTAACATCTACGGTGTCCTTATCCTTACCTTTACGTAATCCACGGCCTATCATTTGTATTATCCTAATAAACGACTTACCACCATCTACAAATACGAGGTTGAATATACGATCGATACTTAGCCCAACACCAGCAATTTGTACTGTAGCAATTACTACAAGATTATCATGGGTTTCGAACAAGTCATAAACCTCTTTACGAACTTTTTGTTTATCTTTACCATATAAAAAATATGCATCGGGCATTAATTTTTTCAACTTTTTACCAAACGTTACGCTCGTTACTAAGCACAATACGTTACCTTTATCTTCAGTTCCTTTTTGTGCGATGTAATCAGCCATCCAACTCAACCGAGTATTGTCTGTTTGTAAGAATGAAACTTCTGTGTCAAAACTAATATTATTATCCTCATCATACAACGATTCTAACCTAGTAATATCATCCATTTGTAACACAGTAATATTTGGAGTAGCTAACCAGCCTTGTTCTATTAACTCATGTGCCGGAATGGTGTACCGTACTGGTCCTATAGCAATACGTACTGCCATTGCATCTGCTTTACCTTTAGGTAGAGTTCCTGTTAATCCAAATCGATGAGTTATGTGCCTCCCATGTTCTATCAACAAATTTGTCAACTTTTTACCTTTAATCCCATGGCATTCATCAACTACCACTACCTGAAATTGTTTCATCAATTGTGGATAATTTTGAAGAGCTTGCCAAGTGGATACAATATGTTGGTGTTTTAAATCCTTTACTTCACCGTCATATCGCCCAACATCAAGTGCAAATTCTTCAAACGTAGCTACAGTTTGACCAATTAATGATATGGATGGTACTATCGTTATACTTCGCAATCCGTGTAACTTTTCATAATGATCAACCAATATGGTATTAATTGTTGTGTTATGTGTTACGATGTAATCGTCTGTTATGTACAAGTGATTAGGATCATCCACCATGATGCATTGTGTCTCAATGTCGTCTAGTTTTTTAATATTCACCAACCGGCGATTGAGCTGTATTCGGCCATCTGCATGAATATCTCTACATCGGCTAATCTTTTTTGGTAGGGAAAATAACTGTTTTGGTTGTACGTATCTAACAAATAGTGTGTATGCAAGTTGACCAGTTAACTGACGCCCTTTATATGAATATGTTGGAAATCTGGTAGTAATAGTACAGGTGCATCCCAATGACCATAGAACCTCCTGCATATCATTAGCCAACTGTTCACTAATTGTCGTATATGAGCAGTTACCTCGTTTATCTGCAGTGCCATCAGTATCAAACAACCCTTGGATTAGTTGCCACCGTTGTTCTATTGATCCAAATTTGTAACAACTAGGGATGAATTTAGTGCCGCTGGTTGTACCAACCAGCCCGAGCCCATCTAGGGCATCATGCAACTCATTCGATTTCCAGTTATTGCGTTGTTTTTTACATATGCGATAATCATAATTAGTGTTATGTTTGACAACCACACCCAAATTAATCAACCGTTCACTTATTTTGGTTATTATGAATTCATCAGCTGAAGATATACAAATATTATTATGGGATAAAGATCCATCTCCTAGTAATGCGCCAATAATGTAAGGATCAACAATAAGTTCTTGGGTTAAAAATTCCACAGGGTTAACCATAGGAATACTAATATTTCCGCGCTTCACTAGCCTACCTTGCTGAAAGTCAAGCCACTTAATCATATCATTAGTTGTCTTGATTGTACGCATTGTTTTGAAGGTATTGTTTGATATTGGAAAATTGCAGTCCCACAAATGCTCTCCACTTGTTCGGGTTTTTGAACCATCATGAAACTCTAATTCGTACTGATCAGTTACACCCTGTGGAAATACACCAATGACTTTGGTATTGTTTCCTGAAGGTGAACTAATTGTGGTGCCTACGCGAATATCCCCCATCAGTTGCCATCCATTCGGAGTAGCAATTTTACAATCCAATGGCTGAGATTTACCCGCACCAGTCCCCGCTATAATAATACCAAAACCGTCACCGAATACGGAATTCAATGCACTAACTTGGTACGGACGAACAATGTACGGTTCATCAGTCTTTGTGTTGATAAAACCACACAAATAATTTTCGTCGATAAGGGGGACCTCACAATAACCATTGATACGTCTATCATCAATGGTTATTTTGTATCCAAATTTAACAATTTTCTTAATAATCTCGTCTAATAATAGAACATACGTATGACCATCTTTAGTAAAGTATCGTATTTTACCATCCCAACTCCCTATTTTGTATTTTGGAGTAAAGAAGTAGTTTTCTGCATATATGCCATATTCTTCATAAAAATATGAGTGGTGATCAGGTTGTAAGCCTACCACCATACAATTTACTTCATCGTGGATTATTATTTTAGCTTTCTTTGAGAAAGTTTTCTCCACGATACGATTAGATGTGTTAGTTGTCATTATTATACCACATAATCCCCCATATCAGCAATCCTGATACGAGTAATGTTGTTTAATGCATAGCCTCTTGCTTTAAATGATTCCACGACAGATTCGAATTTTTCATAGAGTTCACGAATCTCCAAAAATAAAGAGGTGGTATCAATAAATGCCTTTTCGTTATTAATATATTGGTCCTTATCTTTTGGTGATAATTCCCGTGAATAATTTTCTGTGTAATCACGCCACAACTTTCCACGAATCTTTTCAACTTGCATTTCCATGTAACGCACGATGGCATGCAACTCAACTCTGCGTTCATCATAATAACTCATCCAGGTTGCCTGTTCGTAGTTAGCTAATTCCAACCGCTTACCTTTAATAATTAGATTTTTTTGAAAATCTAACAAATAACCTTCGTATGTTTCTACGATTTTTGGTATATTAGTTATACTATCTCTAATAGCGTTAAGCGCATCACTCATTTAGTGTAAGGTCCTTTTAGTATATGATGAAATGCGAGGGTTTGACAGCACGTCATCGCCATCATCTATGTCTATACCTTCGTCGCGTAACATATCCAATAACCGTTGATTAATTCGTTCATTTTCACCGAATATAATATCCAAATCACTATCAGAATCGGTGCCTTCGGCTAAGTCGGATAACGTTTTGTTTAATGCAGATACAGAGGACTTGGGAGTTGTTTTTCTGATTTGGTCCATTCTGCGTAAGAAATGTACCACAGTTGCTTTTGATTCACTATCAACAATTTCAAACGGTATACCAATTGTTAATAATCGCGTTTCGGGAATGCCATGATCGGTTAACATTGATGAGTCTACCACATGGGCGATAATTACAATCATATTACTAGAATTAACTTCTACACTATCCCATATAATGTTTTCTATGGACTCATCGAGAAATTCTATAATAGCTTCATAAACGAAATCTATTCTGGATGCGATGATATCGGTTGCACGTTCAAAGGCTTGATCACGTTGATCTATGAGTTTAAGTAATTCGGTTATCACAGCTATCCTTTATTATTATGTTTTTAATCTGTTCATATCAGTTTACATTAAAATTGGACAGTAATCAACATGGCCGTGGGATTATGATCAAACAAATGGTGAATTCAATTCACCATTTGTTCTTTATTCAGATGCAGAATCTACCAACGCTTTACGTTTAGACTTAATAGAGACTTTATCTACTTGATCTTTATCAATTTCATCTGGATCAACTTTAGTACTTAGATACACATTACCAAACGTTTCAGCCCTAGTTAAAATTTCACCAGCATCCATATCTTTCGCATACCAAGTTTTTTCATCCCCAATATACGCATAACGTGCGCCACGTTTTTCAACTACACCCAAACTTACGGCTGCTTCCAACAATCCCGACAGTGGATCCATACCAGTATCATACGGAACTTCTACCGTTACTGTTTGGAATGGTTTAGTGAATCGTGTTTTAAATCCTTCAACCTTCATACGAATGCCTGTCACTTCCTTTTTCTCATCCTTCAATTTGAGTTTAGTCAATAGAATGATTTGTGATAATGCATAACGAATAGCTTGGTTGACCACCCATACACCTTCACCTGCAAGAATTTGTTGTGCAGTTGCTTGATATACCTGAGCTGTGACTGCCATCGCAATGTTTTTACCTTTGATAGCTTGAACGAATTGGCGTAACATTTGTTTTAATTGTTTAGCCCGCAACCCCTGGTCACTCGATGAGTCACCTTTAGCAAAGTGATCAGCTTCGGATTCGGTTGATAACATATCTAAGCTATCAATAGCTATGAATATATGAGGTGCATCATCAGCGTCTCCATATTCTTCAGTATACCCCTTTATGAAAGATGACACTACTTTGATAACTTGTGGTATAGTTGTTACTGACTTATACATGTAGTTATTATGTACGTTTACACCAATCTTACGCATATAATCATCATCTAGTGCATTTTCTGAGTCGATTACCAGAATAAAGGCACCAGCATCTTGAGCACTTTTAACAGCATTACCAATCACAAAGCTCTTACCGGAACCTGAAGGGCCAACAATCCCAGTCAATCTGCCTTGTGGAATACCTCGCATAAAGCTACCTGATAGAATTCTATTTAGGCAATAATTACCAATAGGATACCAGTATCGTGGTGGTTCAGCAGATCCACCAATACCTTCTTCTTTATCCATGATTTTTTCAAAATCTTTAAGAAAGTTCATTGCCATAGTTATTTCCTTTATTATTTTATTATGAGAATATGCGTTATCACGGAATGATAGCGCATATTTAACCGAAATTAATTAATCTGGTTTACTAGCACGACGTTTACGAATTTCTGCAAGGATACGTTCAGCATCCTCATCATCCTCATCGTTGGCATCTTCGACTGTTGCTGGCTTAGCAACTTTGTTTGGAGCAGGTTTTGTTGCAGGACCATCATCATTTTCAGCTTCATTAGTAGCTTTGCGGTCAGATGTTTTGTACTCAGTACCATTCATTGCCGCCTCTAACATAGCTTCAACCTTATCAATACCTGGATTTTTAGGTAACAAGGTAGATAAAGTTGCTAGTTGACCTTTGATGTTTGTGATAGTTTCATCATCGAGTGCGCTTGAGTGTTTTACAAATTTGCTTGTCGCGTACGATGCATATTCACCTTGTTCCTTTTTCTTGATAACAAAGTTTGTACCTAACTCATAATCAAATGGGATATCCTCAAGGTCACCATCTTCAAAGGCTGCTTTGATCAAATCATAAATCTGACTACCAAGAGCTACAAATCGCACTTT